GCACTATTCACGGGCCATAGGGAGAACGGTGACGAACTCAAACTAGAAGACTGGGAACGCATCGCTTCCTTTATGTACTCATCTCACCTAGCTTACAAGAAGTCCGTTAAGAAGCCCTTAGAGGTCACTGAAGATGATTTCCTTGAAACCGCCAAGACCAACCCCGAACTGATGGGCAACGCCCTTAAAGAGTTCTTAGAGTCCTTACCCAAGGTTGAGAACAAGGAAGGGGGAAAGGAGGTAGCGGACTAACCTTCGACAAGGCTGAAGCCCTTTGGTGTGGTGACCTGGGTCTGCCGTTAGAACGCTTCTATAATACCACATTCAAGGAGTTCATCTATCGTCTAGAGGGAGTCAATAGGCGAATGGCTCGTGAAGATGATCGTTGGCGAAATATGATGGCTGCATTAATTAACCCTCACGTCAAGAAGCCTATTAAAGCCAAGGACATCCTAGAGATTCCTCTTATAGACGGTGACCCACACAAACCAGCTATTTCGTTCGAGGAACAAGCCAAGGTGTTAGAGGCGTGGAATAAGGGGCAAGAGTCCTAAAACTACTTTTGTAGCATGACCGTAGAAGAACTAAACGTTAAGGTGACCGCTGACATCTCCGACCTGAAGAGGGACTTAGCGAGAATGGAGGGGGCCGTTAAGGGAAGTGCTAAGAAGTCGGAAACGGCTATGAGCGCTGGAATGAAAAAAATTGGGGGAGCGGTTGCAGCGGCTTTCTCAGTTCAAGCAGTAATTGGTTTCTCTAGGGCAGTCATTGAGGTACGCTCCGAGTTCGAAAAGTTTGAAGCGGTTCTTACTAACACCCTTGGTTCCGCTGGTGCGGCTAAACTCGCTCTGTTGGACATTAAGGATATGGCAGCCCAAACGCCCTTTAGTGTCGCTGAGTTGTCAGGTGCTTTTGTCAAGCTTACCAATTACGGCCTCCAGCCCTCTATGGAAGCTATGCGCCAATATGGTGACCTAGCTAGTGCGGTAGGTAAAGGATTCGACCAACTCGCTGAGAGTGTGGCAGATGCAACTACCGGGGAATTCGAACGCCTCAAAGAATTTGGCATTAAGGCATCTAAGCAAGGGGACAAGGTTACATTCACCTTTAAGGAGCAAGCCACAACCGTAGACTTCACGACCAAGGCAATTGAAGAGTATATTAAGGGTTTGGGCGACCTTGAGGGGGTTAGCGGCTCTATGGCGGCAATCTCCGAAACTCTAGGGGGTAAGGTGTCTAACCTTGGTGATAAGTGGGATAGCCTTCTTAATACGATTGGGGACACTACGGCCTGGGGTAATGTTATTACTGCTATGGGGGACACTCTTAGCGCAACTGAAAGGGTCGTTAAGGGGCTTGGTTCAACCGTTGGCGGTGTTCCTTGGTATGAGCGTCTAGCTATGTTATTTAGCACCACGGGCGGTCAAGTTGGACTTATTCAATTGGGAATATCTGAAGAGGCTGGGGAAAGGGGTGAGGCACAAAGACAAGCCAAGGAAGATGAACAAAGGAAGGAAGCCGAGAAAACAACTAAGGCAACAAATGGGGTTCGTAAGTCCGCTGACGAACTAGCCAAGGAACTAGCCAAAGCAACCGAGGAAGCCTCTAAGCTGAGAAAGGCTAGGATAGAAGAATTAGGACTTCAGAAAAGTATGCAACAAGCCACCCAATTAGGCCAAAGGCAGATGGGTACTTTTAACCTACGTCTTCGGGGGCAAATGGATACGGGTGGGTTTGTTCGCCCTAGAATTACGGGGCCTGAGATTCAATACGAAGACACTTCTAACCTTGTCTTATCACAACTCCAAGAACGGACGTTTGAGGCAGATGAAGCAATGTTCGACTTCGGTAGTTCGGCTAGTATACTTTCTCAAAGCTTGGTAGCAGCGGCACACGACACTGAGAACGCTTCGGACATCTTCAGGAATGCTATTGGTGGTATTGTTAGCGAGTTGACTACACAACTTCTAGCGGCTCAGTTAGGAAAGTTTGCTGGCCCTATTGGTGGTTTGATCGGTGGACTAATAACCCTAAAGGGAAGGGACTTGGAAACCTCACGCACTAGGACGCAAAACTCTGTAACTCGTTACAACTAATGGCGTTAATCTCAGACATTAGAATTAGGGCCAAGATAAAGTTCACATCTACTATAAAGGCTGACACCTACGAGGTTCACATTATAGATGATGACTACGACAACACTACGGACGGTGACCCACTAGAACTAGAGGCCGACAAGGACGGGTTCACGCTAGACTACCGAGGAAACGATGACATTCAGTACCTTCTAGGGAGTGAGTTTAGTGCTGGCTTCTACGTCACCAATACCGACACAGAAACCCTAGCTAGTGACATTCTAAGCCTCCAAGAAGATAGGTTCGGGGTAAGGGTCTACAAAGACGAAGAATTGTACTGGCACGGAATGGTTTACCAAGATGGCTTTAACATCGACATCCAGCATAAACCCTATGTGTGTAGGTTAACCGCAATGTGTGGCCTTGGACGCTTAAAGCAAATATCTAAGGGCTTCCCTGACGGAACAGAAACCTATGCCGCTGATAAGGCTGGTAACCTAGCCACCATAGTTCTAGACATCCTAAAGGAAACAGACCCACTAGAGTTAGGCAACTCAGACACGTTTCTAAGGTCTTTCGTGGACTTTCGGTCTAACAATCATAGAACCTACGCCAGCACCTACGACACACTTGGAGAAACCTCCTCAAGTGCTACGCCAATATTTTACAAGTCTACCGATTTCACGGGCGTAAACTTCGAAACGAGGAATTACCACGAGGCTTTGGAGCGCATTCTTAAACCTTTCTTCTCTAGAGTGCTAATGCAAGAAGGGGCGTTCAACGTCATTCCTATGCAGAAGTATAAGCAAATAGGAGCGATCAACTGCCGCGTATATGGTAGGTCTTACGGGTTAACACCAGGTTCAAACCCCACCACGGCTAGTAATGTAGACTATTCAACTAAGACACTTGTAACCACCTTCACCAACGAAGATAACCTAACGGGATTGTCAATGAGTTACGAGGAGGCTTGTGACCAAATAGTTACTACCGAGAAGTTTAACGGTGAGGTAAATAACATTCAGAACGTACATCTTGAGTTTAACTCCGACACCCACACCTATACAACGGATGACCAAGGTTATTTAGAGTTTATTTTTACTTGCGGTAATTACAGATTTGAAAACACGGACACTATTGACCTTGAGGTATGGGCAGAACTAAGGGCAGTAGTTAGCACGGTTTACAACTCACAGACTTGGTATTGGGGGCCTCAAAGACATATGAGCGCGTCTACCCACTATGGTCAGCCACTAAGTTCATTCTTTGGGTGGTCTACTACCGAGCGTTGGATAACTCTAAGCCAAACCAATTATTTCGATAGCCTTAAAACGGGAACCCACATTTACCCAAACCACGCACTAGCTAGGGGGCACATTGACGCTGGAGAACTAGACATTATCCAAAGCACGACAACGGGCTGGGGCCGCGAAAGATATTCGATCACTTGGCTAAACAATGGGGTTAATTCTAACGTCCTTCACGTTATACACCCCTCAGGTGGTCAGGGTAGTGTTGCGCTCAAAGTTGAAAGCGTGGCCCTAAATAAGTCACACAACACCGACAATACTGACATAGACGTTACAACCCCAATAACTCAAGCTGAGTATGTAGCGGCTGGTATAACCAACGGCTTCCAAGGTACTAAAGTCAACACCAACACTTTGGGTAATACAACCAACCTAGTTCACATCTTAAACACGGGTGAGGCTGGTAGGTCTGTAAAGATTAGGGACATTGGTGACTTTATGCTTGCTGACGAAAGGAGCAACGGTGTACCCACACAGATGAACGCTTGGGACGGCACGGACTGGCAGAGCAAAACGAACGAATGGGCAGAAGGCTCAGACACCCCTGACGGGCCACTAGTTCAGTTGGTTCTAAGGGAGTGGGCTACCATATTTCAAAAGCCCGTTAAACGTCCCGATATGGCTTATATAGAGTCCATAGACCTACTAGGTCAGGTAGTACCTTCGGGCAAACCTTTCCCCCTTGGGGTGGCTAGTTCAACAAATAACTATATGCCCGTAAGAGCGAAGTTCATCGCTAGGGATGACGTAAGGGAAGAAACCTGGCTGGAGTTGGACACCAACGAGGTAACCAATACGATTAGCACCACCAACGCTAGTGTAGAGCCTTTCATAGTTTCAGACGGCACAAACTCAGAAGGAACAATTGACCCACCCGATGACCCACTAGATACCGAGGGTTACCAAGCTGGTGTGGGCGTACCCATAGTAGAATGACAATAACAAAACCCACCCCCGACATAATTAAGGTTCTAGCGATCATCAGCCTTATTTGTCTAGTGGCCTTAACGTCTTGTTCTGCAAGCTTCCACCTAAGAAGAGCAATACAGAAAGACCCTACGATTATCCAACCCGAAATAGTTCAGGTGGTGGACACGGTTATTATTACGCCCTTAGAACGCGTAGAAACGACTTTCGTGGCTCTCCCTATAGATACCATTACAATCGAGAAAGAACGCCTTAGAATTAAGATTAGACGCATTCACGACACTTTGAGGGTTGAGGGTGAGTGTAGGTCAGACACTATAAGGATAACAGAAACGATTGAACTCCCCCCAGTTATTAAGTACGAAGACAGACCTTGGTGGTCTAAGTGGCTAATGTGGGGGCTTGCTGGTCTATTCGGTATTAAGGTGCTGAATATGGCTATTGACAGACTCTTAGGGGGCAGAGGGTAGGTCTTATTTTAGCCCTATGAATCTGAACCACTTCTATCATTATTATAAGTCTAAGAGCGGTGGGGTTTCTAACTTGCTTAAAGCTACCGAGGACTTTACTAGTTCATTGGACTGGCTTAAAAAACCCGACACGGACGCTCCCACAATTACGGGAGGTGTAACAGACCCGAACGGGGGAACAGATGCCCAGCGCGTAAACTTCACGGCAAATAGGCAGTCGAGGGTTCAGCAATCTGTAACCTTATCCGCTTCTACTCAATACACTTTTAGCGTTTACGCTCGTGTGAATGATGGAACGGATCAGTTCAGGCTGAGAAACGTCACTTTAAGCGCGGCTGAAGCTAAGACTGCAACGACTAGTTGGACACGGTTTGAATATACTTTCACGACCACAACGGGTGGAGTGTACGAGTTGAGCATTCAGAACACTGAGAATGTAGCGGCTAACATTGAGTTCTTTGGGGCTATGCTTAACGTGGGGTCTAGTGCTAACGCTTATGTCAAGGTTGACCCAAGTACGGGAGGCTCTGCACCTACACCAGCTTACTCAGGCTTTGGCGATGTGTTCGGAGGGGCTACGGCTTACTACTCTCTAAGGAAGTTCACAGAGGCCGAAACGCTCAACGCTATACGGGTTAGAAGGTCTTCAGATGACACGGAGCAAGACATTGGCTTCGATGCGAACGGAGATTTGGATAGTACGGCTCTACTTGCTTTTGTAGGAACGGGAGGTACAGACAATGGCTTTGTTACAACTTGGTACGACCAAAGTGGCAACGGCAACGATGCGACCAACTCCACCGAATCCGAGCAGCCTCTGATTGTGGACGGGGGAAGCGTGGCGCAATTTGACGGAATAAACGCGATAAAAACTAATGGAACATCCCACGAATTAGCCGCCTCCCTGAGTTTAAGCACCACGGCTTTCAGTAGCTTCAGCGTAGCGGGTACTGATGGAGCAGCGGGAACAAACGCACAAGCAATTTTCGGAAGTAACGGCAGTGCTTTCTACTCTCAGATAAGAAGCTACGACCTTGAAACTCGCATAAGTTCTAGCCCCATCCTAACGCTGGACGATGACATTGGCGATAACCCGAACCAAATGCAGCTATTTGCATCAATCAACGGCACAAGTGCGGGGAATCAATACATTGACGGAACTATAGGGAACAGAAGCCCATTAGACACCTCTTCAAGTGGAGGTATTAGTGAAACAAGTGTATACATTGGTTCTGCAAATGGGCAGCGATATTTAGGTGGGGGCATTTCGGAAATTATTTTGTTCAACTCCGACCAATCAGCCAACCGCACGGGCATGGAGACGAACATCAACGACCACTTTGACATTTATACCTAATGTGGTACATCGGAACACTTGAGGAGTGCAACACCTACAACGCCAAAGTAAACGAGGCCAAGGCGTACAAGGGGTCTATTACTTCCAACTGGGCGAACCCACGCCAACACCCTGACGGGAGCAAGTGGGCGATTCTTGCACATAGCACCGAACCCGATGAAGAGAGCCGCCTAACCTTAGTTGAAGAACTTACAGAAGATTGGAATAGTGAGATACTTTAAGCTAGAAGAATTCGATAGCCCCGACAAACCTGGTAGCGGTGAGTTGATGGACGAAAGTCTTTTGACTATGCTAGACGAGTTAAGGGGCAATTGTGGGTTTCCGCTGAAGATCAATTCAGGCGTAAGAACAGTAGCAAGGAATGAAGCGGTTGGCGGTTCAGTTAACTCAAGTCACCTAAAGGGCCTAGCCGTGGACATTCATTGTACTGAGTCCGCTAAGAGGTTTACAATACTTGACGAAGCGTTAAGGCTGGGCTTTGACAGAATCGGAGTAGCCAAGACCTTCATTCATTTGGACATTGACCTAGACAAATCACCTGACGTAATTTGGTTGTACTAATGAGTTTATCAGAACTTGGAATAAATATCGGTTTGATGATTGGGGGATTCTTTGGATCGCTTATAACCGTCAAGAAAAAGAGATGTGTAAAGGAGCAGCTTCTAGCCGTGGTTACTGGAACTATGGCCGCTAACTACCTTTCTCCCGTCCTTATAGAATGGTTCAACCTAACGGGTTCCTCTCAGTACGGCACGGCCTTTATCGTAGGGTTCGGAGGACTTAAAGTGGTAGAAGCGTTCTACGACAAATTCTTTAACAAAATAGGATGAACAAGCTACTTTGGGAAGGTCTTCAATTTGCTATCATTGCGCTCCTTGCTTTCTCTTTGTTTGCGTGGATCGAAGTAAAGTTCTTCCTACCCACCCTAGAAAAGGACATAGTGGAACACCTACCCCACGACACCGTTTACATTGTCAGCGATAGCGTAAGGGTAGACACTAGCCTACTAAACGTCATAAAATAAAAAAAGAGGCCGAAGCCTCTCAAAAGAAAAAAGCCCCTGAGGGGCTTGGGTTAGATTTTCACGATTTTCCAAGTATCATGTATGTGATTCCCGTGATCGTCTTTCATTGTGATGCCAATGCCGTGCGCTCCGTGGCTTCTCTTGCTGACAAACTTATCTGATGACATGAAGCTCTGAAACCTTGAATCTCTGAATCTCTTGGCATCTCCGTAGGTTGCAAAAACTGCTCCTCCGTACTGATGGCCATTTACAAGGATAACTGCATTTTTCATTTTGTTGGTGTTTTGGTTGTTGTTTTATGATGGGGCTAAGATAGAAACAATTTCTAAACCACCAAAAAAAACTTTACGACCCACAAGCTTCGCAATCCTCGTTGTCCAGGTTGCACGTTGTTTCCTCGTCCTCGTCAAGCGACTTAACGAAGTCATCCATACTAACAGGCTCGTCCTTAATTATCTTAACAACCTTTGGGTCTAACGGTACTTCTTGGCCCGTTGTTAAATCTACTTGTTTAGCCATTTGATTTATTTAAGCGTTCAACTTTCTTCTCTATGAAACCTCTCTCAAGGTAGTACTTAATAAGCTTCGAATCTATGCTTGTGACTCGTTGCCCCTTTTGAATCACCCTCCCTCTTTGGCGAAAGTCCTTTAAGGCGTAGTATGCAGTTCTGACACCACTAGGCACAACCAAACCACTTCACGAGCGTAACAACTAGAATAACAAAGCCAGCACTAAGAACCATCATAAGGGCAGCAAGCCAAGCGATCATAACAAAAGCCTTCGTTCTGCTAATTACCTTCTTTCCTAGTTGGCTTTCTGTGAAGCATTTACGCATTTCAGTAGGGCCGCAATCGCAACCCTTTGCTAGTAGTTCGCACTTAGTTTCCATAGATGTTACCTTTTATGATTATTTTATTTTCAAAGGCCCAGCCGTCATTAACGTCTAGCATACCAAAGCCGTGAACCCAAACGAGTTTGGCCTTACCATAGTAGTCCGCGTTCAAGTTACACAAACATCCCATAGTAGCACACATAATGTCCTGACCTAGGCCGTTCTTAATGTTATAACTCTCTGAGCGGTGTAGGTGTCCCTGAATGGCTGACGTTTTAAGTTCTTGGGCCATCTTCCTAGAAGGGTTAACGCCACCTATTCCGTACTCGTGACCGTGTAACACTAGAAGCCCGTTAGCGTCTATAATCGTTTGGTCGTGCAAGACTTCTATTCCGTATTCCTTGGTTCTGAAGAATTGTTCAATTCCCATATTCATTCCAAAGTTCATCGACAAAAGACCAGCGATATAAGGAGCGTTCTTATTCAAGTCCCTAAATAGCCTATTCTCGTGGTTCCCCAACTTCCAAACGATCTTAACTCTAGGGAACTCTTCTCTTAGACCTTGGAAGAACTCTTGTGCTATTTCTATTTCTCCGACCAGGTCGACACCGTCCCACTTCTTAGCGTGAGAAGAAATGCTATAAAAGTCGCACAAGTCCCCGTTCAAAAGAATACCGTCCACGTCCCTTTCTTTGGCGTACATTAAAGCTGTTTTAAGGGCCTTTTCATCGTGGTAGGGAAAATGAATGTCGTTAAGTATTATCCAAGTGCCTTCAGGAAGATTAAACGTCTTAGAACCCTTCTTTAACGCTTTAGGTATTAACGCCTCAATTCCACGTTCTACCCTCTTTCTGTTCTCCTTTGTTATCTTATTACACGGAAGAATGCTAGTCACTTGCCGCCTAACGCTATTTATCTGCTTATCTGTCTGCTCAAACACTTCGGGGAAGGCTCTTACAACCATTCTAGCAATAGTGCGTTTAGGCTCGTTTTGAAGCTGGTTCTCTTCGATGTATTGGGTAATTAGTTGTTTTTTAGTCATTGAGAAGGCGCATTATAACCTCAGGGTCGTGGTTCATCAACTTGGTCAGGATTCTTTGTTCTTGCTCCTTGGCCTCGTCATAGGCTTCCTTTGTATCGGTGCAACCGAGATTAGCAAAGATAATAGCGCATTGGTGTAATGCTTCGTCAATTAACTCCTTAACCTTGGGGTCAGTGTAATAAGGACTCTTCATATTCTTGAATTGCTTTAAAAATTTGGTGCGCCACTTGGGGTACTATTGCGTTCCCGTAGGCTTTGATAGATTCATTTCGCCACTTAGGAAAGGTGATGCCGTCCAGTCTGTCGGAAAACCCATCATCTCGGCTACAAATGGGGGGTTCAGTTGGAAAATCTTGCCAGTGTTGCCCCTGTTGATGAACCCTCCTAAATCGCTCCCGTTCCAATTCTCTGTTGGCCGTGCTGGTGTACAGTCGCTCTTTATCGGTGTCGGGAGCATTCTGCGAAAGTCCATATAATTCATCAGACTCCTTCCCCCTTGCTGGTATTGTGTCTTTTGATCCGCTCCCGTTGTCGGAGTTGGTAGCATTTCCCCGTACTTCACCTGACTGAGCAAACTGCCGTACTGCGTCCCGTTCTTGTACCCGTTGCGCTCCGCTCTCTCCCTCATCTTTTCGGGGGGTTCGTCCGTCATTACACTTGTTGGAGTGAGCAACAAACCACACTCTGTCCCTTCTGTGGGGAGCGTTGACGGCTGCAGCTGGAAGTATAAACGGTTGGACTTCGTACCCTTGAGCCTCCAAGTCAGCTTGCACCTCTTCGAAGACCATCCCTCCATTCCAATTAACAAGGCCGAGAACGTTTTCGCCCACGACCCAACGTGGTTGAATCTCTCTAATTGCTCTAAGCATTTCGGGCCACAAGTGGCGTTCGTCCTCCTTTCCGAGTCGCTTTCCAGCACTTGAGTAGGGTTGACAAGGGAAGCCGCCTGACAAGACTGAAATTCTTCCTCTGTGAACATTGAAATCTGTTTCCGTGATGTCTGCATAAGATAAAGCTTTAGGAAAGTGGTGTTTAAGAACTCTCTGACCGAACTCATTCCATTCACAATGAAACACATTCTCCCACCCCATCCATTCAGCCGCCAGGTCAAAGCCTCCAATCCCACTAAATAAGCTACCGTGTTTCATCTAGTATTAATAGGATGACAAGATAACCAATTAAATCTTTTATAGTGTCTGCCTTAGACTCGCTCACCTCCAACCCCTCACTTTCCAACCTCTTTAGCTTGTCTGCTATCCGTGCTAGAATGCCGTTCTTCGCTGGGATCACTTCACCAAAAACCTCAACGTCATCAAACGCACTATTACCGTAGTCTGCATTTTTGGAAAGTTGCAGTTCCTTTAGTTGGTCGTAGACCCTAGAAATCTGTTCGGCTCGTGTCATCTCTCTTTGGTGTTAAAGGTTAATTGATTGAGCTATTTTTACCGCGAAGGCAGTAAACACTATAATAGCAAACCAAAATATTTCTTTATTAGAAAAGGCTAAAACACCAACAAAAGTTGGCGGGTCGTTAGGGTCTTTCCTATACCATTCAATTATTTTTTTCATCTCTCTTTGGTGTTTAGATACATCATTAGGGCTAATATCAGAGGTTAGTGATGCTTTTACGCATCAAATCTATTTCATATAGCCCAGTCAATTCGGTTAACTCCCTCTTCAGTTTTATTCTGTCCTCATTCTCAAGGTAGTAACCTTTTTTCTCAAAGTCAAGAACGAACGACCGAAC